CCCGGCGCCGGGGCGCGCCCGAAGACCGCAAGATTCGCTATGACGCGGCCATCGATCGCCTCACGGCAGTGGCTGCCGGCACGTTTTCTTTAGGGGCCGATGATCCGGACGGCGTACCGTCCGAGGGCAATGCCCCCACCATCAGCAGCAGCACGCGGATCTTTTCACGGTCCAAAATGACAGGATTTTAATGGTCGCCATTAAATACAAACTATCCGAGATCAAAGCAATATCGGGCATCGACAGGGCGGCGGCCCACATGGAAAACATGCAGCCGGCACTGAAAGATTGCGGCCTGGTTTTGATCCGGTCGATTGCAAAGAATTTCAAGGCAGGGGGCCGCCCGAAACGCTGGAAAAAATCCGCCCGGGCCAAACGATCCGGGGGTCAGACCCTGGTGGAAACGGCCCGGCTGAAAAACTCCATCACCATGGAAGCCACCGGCCGCCGCCTCACCGTGGGCACCAACGTGAAATATGCCCGCATCCATCAGCTGGGCGGCCATATCAGCGCAAATGTCACCGTCAAAAAGCACTGGCGAATCATGACACGGGCATTCGGCAAAAGAATACCGGCCCGCTCGGTCATGGTACGCAGCCACAAACGGCAGATGAGCACGGACATACCGGCCCGGCCTTTTCTCATGGTCCATCCGGCGGATTGGCGCATATTTAAACGCATTATCGTCGATTATGTGACGGAAAAATAACGGAAGCTATTAGCCATTAGCGATTAGCTTTTAGCTAAAAACCCAAAACCCAAAACCCATAACCCGGAGCGCAGCGACCTATGAAAGCCCTTTTAACAGCCATTAAATCCAGCTTGAAAACCCAGGTCACGGCCGTGCGCGATCGCGACGTGTTTGTGGTGGAGGATGCCGACGTGCTGCCGGCCGGTGCCGGTTTTCCCGCCATCGGGATTAAAGACGGCGCCATCTCGCGCAAGCGCGTGGCCGTGGATCTGCGGGAGGTCGCCTGCACGGTGCAGATGATCTGCTATGTGCGCCTGTCCAAACCCGAGGCCGCGGTCATGGGCTGGGGCACCACCCCGGGGGTCCTGGACCTGGCAGATGATATTTTAACGGCCCTGGAGGACAATTACCTCTCCATCACCGGCATGCACACGGCCGAGTGCCGGTCAGAGCAGGCCAGCGAGCTGTACGGCGATGAAAAAGAAGCCCTGCAGCGGAAGATCTTAACGTTTATCTACATCAAGGATGAATAACAGCTATTAGTCGTTAGCTATCAGCTATTAGCTAACAGCCAACAGCTAAATGCTAACAGCTAAAGGAGTTTTATCATGGCATACCCAATACACGGCAAAGTGGCCCGGGTGGACAAGGGCGGCACAGACATGGCCCATACCACGGGCTGGGACATCACGGCCAATGTGGACATGGACGAAATCACGGCCCAGGGCGATGACTGGAAGGACTTTATAGCCGGGTGCGCGGAATGGGACGGCAAGATCGACTGCCTTTTCGACCCGTCCAATACCGAACAAAAAGCCCTGATGGACAACATCATCGCGGTCACACCGGGCACAAAGCTCACCGATGTCAAGTTCGAACTGGAAGATTCGGGAGATTATTTTTCCGGGGACCTGTTCGTCACCAGTTTTCCGGTGACCACCTCCATCGGCGGCAAGGTCACCTGCTCTTTCAGTTTCAAGGGCAGCGGGGCGCTGACCCTGACCATTGCGTAAAACCGTAGGGGCAATTCATGAATTGCCTTTACTCATGAATTGCCCTTACTAATAGCCAAAAAAGGAGTTACCCCATGTCTGTCACCCACGGCAAAAAAGCCAACGTGTTCAAATGGAACAAAACCGCCGGTGACCTGTCCAGCGAGGCCTGCACCGAATCCGGGTCCCAGGCCCAGATCACCGATGCGGCCAAACGGCTGCTCAACCCCAATGCCGACATCACATTCACCGACAGCGGCGGGGCCAACATGCTGCGCATCAACCACGCCTCGGGAATCGCCTATTTCGACGACACCGTCACCGTGGTCACCGCCACCGGTACCGGCGCCTATGTGACGGCGGCCAACCTGATCAAGGTCGGCTATCTCTATGACTGGGACCTGTCCGTGGACCTGGGCCTGGCCGAGAAAACCGTGTTCCAGGATGACTGGAAGGACTGGTACCCGGGCCTTGCCGGTGCATCCGGATCCGCCGGCGGGTTCTTTGCCGGCAGCAACTGGTTTGACGACCTGGTCGACACCATTGACGGCACCATGGAAAAGTTTTTATTGCAGCTCTTTACCTATGATCCGGACAACGATCAGACCGGGGACCATTACAACGCCTGGGTCATGTTTTCCAGTGTCAATGTCAACGCCCCCCTGGGCGAAATGGTCAAAGAGAAAAAATCGTTTGCCGTATGCGGCATGCCCGTATTTGTGCCGAATGTATAACCCGGCAAAATGTAGGGGCAATTCATGAATTGCCCCTACATGAATTGCCCCAACTAGGAGATAAAATGGAATTAACCAAATTATTGGAAACCAAAACCCCGGATCTGACCATCCGTGTCGATTTCAAGGGTTTTGAACTGGAACTGGCATACATCGACAAACCGGGCCTGGAGGCCCTGGTGGGCCGGGCAAAGACCCGCACCTGGGACCGGAAACACCAGATGGCCGAAACCATCGACGAAAAAAAACTGGTCCGGGGCCTGGCAACGCTGATCAAGGGCTGGCACGGCCTGTCACTGGGTCACCTGGCAACGCTTCTGCCCATTGATATCATCGACCGGGATGCCGATGCACCGGTCTCTTTTTCTGCCGAAAACGCGGCCGTACTCATCGCCCAGGTCTACGGCCTGGATGATTTTATCATCGACACGGTCACCGACCTCCAGATCTTCCGGGCCGAAAAGATGGAGACGGAAAAAAAAAACTGAGTGACTTCGCACGGCAGTGGGCCAAACTGGGCCGGGATCCGTGCGAAGAATGCGACAACGCCCTGGCCGACGGGCTCATCGAAACCCAGGAATGCAGCACCTGCAAAACCGTCCGTCTGGCCCCTGAAAATACTCCGGCCTGGAACCTGTACTGCGAAATGTCTCCCCTGCTGTTTGACGGCATGGGCGGCATCAACACAGGCCTGATCCGCTGGCACACGGAGATGATGGGCCTCACGGCGCCCTGGCAAATACGCGAGATGCTGCAGAAAATCGGGGCCATTGTGGCCGTCCAGCGCGAAGAATGTAGGGGCAATTCATGAATTGCCCATACACCCAAAACCCAACACCCAGAACCCAAAACCCGGAGCGAAGCGACCAATGTCCGATCAGAGCATCAACCTCACCATAGAAGTAGATGACAACGGATCCGTAAAAATCCGGCAGTTCGGAGACAAAACCGTTCGTACCACAAGGGATGTGGTCAATAAGTCGGGTTCGCTTTTAAAAAAGATCCAGTCCCGCATGGGGGCCGTGGCCAGGGCGGCCGGCGGCATCATCCGCAAGCTGTTCAGCCTGAAAACCATGGCCCTCGGCGCCCTGGCAGGATGGGGCGTAAAAAAACTGATGTCCAGCTTTATCGATGTCGGATCCTCCATGGACATGATGAAACTCTCCCTGGACACCATCACAAAGGGCAAAGGCGAACAGTGGTTCAGGGAGCTCAACGAGTGGGCTCTGAAAATGCCGATCAATACCAAGGTGGCCATCAACGCATTTACCCAGATGCGGGCCATGGGCCTGGAACCCACCATCGAACAGATGACCACCCTGGTGGATACCACCAGCGCCCTGGGCGGGCAGTCGGATACCTTGCTGGGCATCTCCCGTGCCCTGGGCCAGATGGCCACAAAAGGCCGGGTTTCCACCGAAGAGTTATTGCAGCTTGCCGAGCGGGGCGTGCCGGTATTTCAGATCCTCAAGGAAAAGCTGGGCCTTACCAACGAAGAGCTGGGCAAGATCGGAACGCTGGGGCTGGATGCGCAAAAAACCATCGGCACGCTCATCGAGGGCATGGAAGAGCGGTTCGGGGGCCAGAGTGAAAAGATGCAGGGCATGTGGGCCGGGCTCATCGAGAGCCTGAAATCCTTCTGGAGCGAATTCCAGCGCATGATCATGGACTCCGGGGTCATGGAATACCTGGAGAAAAAACTCTCCGCCATCATGGCCAATATCGAGGGCTGGTACAAGGACGGCACCATGCAGGCATGGGCGCAGAGCATTGCCAATAGTGTAACGGCCATCGCCGATACGCTCTGGAGCTATATGACGGGGATCTGGGAAAGGCTTCCGGAATGGTACCGGGGGGCCAGCGAGTGGATCTACTGGATGATCGAGGATTTGAAACCGCTGGGGGCCGCACTCGTAAGAATCATCAACTTTTTGGATAGGATGATTAGTCAATATCAAAAATGGAAAACCGTCCTGGTCGGAAATAGTCTTTCGGGAGCAGGAATGGAAGATTTAATTCAAAAAATAGGCGGGTCTACCCCCGGCACCGACAGCGACGGCGGTTTCTCCATCGACAGCGCGCCCCAGTTCGCCAAGGGCACCGGCCCCTCCGGCCTGCCCTACACCGGCCTGTTCTACGGCCACAAGGGCGAAATCATCAAAAACCCGGCCGAAAGCGCGGCCGAACGCCAGGGCGCCGGCATCAATATCACCGTGGCCCCCACCTTCATGACCGGTGACCGGACCGCGGCCCGGTCCGTGGCTGCCGAGATCAGCCGCGAACTGAAACAACTGAATTTGAGATGGGGGACATCATGAAAAAGGGTCCTTCGGCCTTCAGTAAGGGCAATTCATGAATTGCCCCAACAACCAGGAGCGCAGCGACAATGAGCCAGATCACCATCTACCCAACCAACATTTTAGAATCCGGCACCGTGACCGTCACCGGGGATCCGGACAGCGGCTACCCCGAGGCCCGGATCCATGACCGGTCCATCGATTTTCTGTGGAAAGATACCGTCACCGAAGCCAAAGACTTTCACGTCGACCAGGGCGCATCGTCCCTGGACGTGGATTTTCTGGCCGTGGCGGCCCATAATTTTGACGGTGAGGACCTGGAGTGGCAGCACTCGGACGATGACGCCGCCTGGACCGACGCCGCGACCGACTGGACCCAGGCCGATGACGACCTGATTATCAAAACCCTGTCGGCCGCCCTGACCCACCGGTACTGGCAGCTTACCCTGACCTCCATGGCAAACCCGCAATGCGCCGAGATCTTCATGGGGGTCGGCTACAGCTTCGATGTCCAGGCCCCCCGGCCCCCGTCCGGCCGTGACCTGGACAATGTCCAGTGGAACCGCACCGTGGGCGGCTCCGAGCGCTCCACAAAATTCGGCCCGGTGCGCCGATCACGAACCTACTCCCTGTTTCTGTCCGCG